TACTAACTCTTTGAGTTTAGCAGTTAAAGACTCTTGACTTGCTTGAAGTTGTAGTCCTGTTAACTGATGATTCTGCATCTGTTGTCCAACACTTTGTAGTGCTGCAACAATCATTTTTGCATCATCGGATAAGTTTTCGATAAGATATTTTTTATCATCAAGAACTAAGACTGGTTCGTCATTAGTTACTTGAGGCTGATTATTTTCTGTCGACATAGTTTTCTCCTATTTAAATATATCTTGCCAATTTCCTTGGGTGCTTGCCTTAGCATACTCAGTAGCACGGTTTTCAAAAAAGTTGGTATGCTCAACTGCGTTGACTTGCATGTCAATCCAAGGTAAAGGATTTTCATCACTATGAAATATAGCTTTCATTCCTATACCCAGTAATCTTCTATCCGCAATATAGCGAATATACTCTTTTACTTCTTTTGCTGTTAAATCAGGTACATCTGCTTTATCGAAACAAATATCAATAAAGTTATCCTCTAATTCTACAGTCTTTTCAGCAGCACAGTAAATTTCATATTTTAACTTATCTGTCCATAACTCAGGATTCTCCTGCATGAAAGTTCTGAATAGTTTTGACAAACCTTCAACATGTAAGGACTCATCACGAATACTCCATGTAACAATCTGTCCCATTCCTTTCATTAAGTTATGTCTTGGATAGTTAAGAAGGATTGCAAAGCTACTAAATAACTGTACTCCTTCTGTGAAAGCACTATACACTGCCATTGTTTTTGCCATATCAAATGGAGTTTCCATACTGAAATCTTGTAGATATTCATGTTTTTCCATCATGGCACCAATGTCAAAAAACTCTTGGTACATATCATCTGATTTACCTAAAGTCTCTAACAGTAAAGAATATGCTTCTTGATGTACTGCTTCCATAGCAGCATAACTTACTAGCATCATTCTTACTTCTGGTTGTTTAAATGTAGGTAAATAGTGGTGGGCATATCCTCCACATACATCTACATCTGCTTGTGTGAAAAACTTAAAGATATTGTCTAGCAATGTCCTCTCGCCCTCACTTAATTTTTCTTTATAGTCCTTTATATCATCTTGTAATGGTACTTCATCTGGAAGCCAATGCATTTGTTGTTGTTTTTTGTAATTCTCAAATGCCCAAGGATATTGAAAAGGCTTATAATATTCTCTTTCTTCTAATAAACTCATTTATCCCTCACAACTTAGACAATCTGATTGCTCAAAGATTATCTCTCTTTTTATTTTATTCGAAACGTTATCTGCTCTAGATATCGCTTCACTTCTTAGGTAGTACAAGGTCTTCATATTCTTAGCCCATGCTAACATATGAATATTATGTAGTTCTCCTTTGTTTACATCGGGTGGAAAGAAAAGATTTACACTTTGCGACTGACAGATAAATTCCTGTCTTTGTGCAGCATGTTCTATTACCCAAGACTGGTTTATTTCAACAGCAGTCTTAAATACTTCTCTTTCTTCTTCACTTAAAAAGTCAAGATGTTGAACACTTCCTTTATTTGTAACTATACTCTTCCAAGTGTTTTCATCATTACTATTATAAGTTTCTAAAAGTTCTTCTAAAAATTTATTTTTCATAAGATAAGACCCGCTCTTTGTTTTTTGCGTATATGCATTAGCACGATAAGGTTCTATACTTGGACTAGTGTTGCCACATATAATCGAAGAGCTTGCGTTAGGAGCTATTGCCAGTAAATGTGCGTTTCTTACTGAGCAAGAATCGTCATCTGGACAAGCTCCTCTCTCTACTGCAAGTTGTTCTGTTGTTGTTTGTGCTTGAGATTTTATACTTTCAAATACTTCATAGTTAATTGCACTTGCGATTGGACTCTCAAAAGATACTCCATTTTTCTGTAAGTACGCATGAAATCCCATTGCTCCTAAACCTAAGCTTCGTTCACGCATTGCACTAAACTGGGCTCTCTCTAGTTGAGGTGGAGCATTTTTTATAAAAGACTCTAACACATTGTCGAGCATACGAATTAAATCTGGAATAAAAGCCGGAACCTTTTTCCATTCGTCATAGTACTCTAAATTTACACTCGATAAACAGCATACTGCTGTTCTCTCTTCATCTGTAGCAAGTGTGATTTCTGAACAAAGATTACTGTGATGTACACGCATACCTTTATCTTTTTGAAATTGTGGTAAGTCTGCATTTACCGCATCTTCAAACATTAAATATGGTTCTCCAGTTTCCATACGATTCTGGAGTAATTTTACCCACAATGTTCTTGCACTTATTACACTTTTTACTTCACCGCTATGGGGATCAATTAGCTCCCAAGAGTCATCAAAGCCAGGCTCTTTAGTTGCTTTATGTATGATTTCCATAAATTTATCAGGTATTACTATACCATGATGTAGGTTAAGACACTTACGGTTTGTATCTCCACCTGTTGGTTTTCTCATGTCGAGAAACTCTTGTATTTCAGGGTGACTTATATGTAGATAAGAAGCATAACTTCCTCTACGAGTTACCCCTTGACTAAACGCCAACATCTCAGCGTCAACCACTTTTACAAATGGCATAACACCTGTGGATTCAGAACCCTTCGATGTCTTTGTTCCAGAGGCACGAACGTCACTCCAACTGCCCCCAATTCCGCCACCAAAAGATGAAAGATACGCATTTTCTGTATAATGTCCTGTAATTCCCTCTCTACTATCTTCTACATAATTGAGAAAACATGAGATTGGGAGACCCCGCTGAGTCCCTCCATTGGAGAGTACGGGAGTTGCAAACATAAACCACAGATTACTTGCATAATCATACAATCTTTGTGCATGGTCTTCGTCATCTGCAAACGCTTGTGCAGCTCGAGCAAATCCTTCCTGAGGACTTACTTCTTCGCCAACAAGGTAGCGATCTTTTAAAGTTTTAAGACTAAACTCTGTTAAAAGTTTGTCTTTTCTGTAGTCTATATTAATCATAGTATTTTTCCTAAAGTAGTGTGAATTACTTCCGTGTTTTCTTTTCCGATTGCTTCCTCAGAATAAGTTACTAAATCCATAAGTTCAACGTTTTGTAGAAGTTGTTCTGCATTTTCGTTGACCGCTTGAATATATTTATACTTACCTTCTAGTGGAATTGCATCATATATATCGAAAACTGTTCCATATTGTTCCATCAATTGTACTGCGCGTTTCGGACCGACTCCTGGTACTCCAGGGACGTTGTCCCCTTTATCGCCAGTAAGACATTTGAAAGAGATATAATCTTCAATCTCAAAATCATAATGTTCGTCCCAGTTATGTACTGTAGTTTCTTTTCTAGTTACAGTACTAAACCTAGAAACAGTATCACTTATTAATAAATCCCAGTCTCTATCAGAAGATATCAACCAGCAGTCATCATATTTTATATTTTGTGTTATATATGCAGCAATATCATCTGCTTCCACTCCTTTAAAGTGAAATACAGGATATTTTGTTCTAATTAGTGTTAGTGTATCACTAAATTCTGCCATAAACATTTCGAACTCTTTAGCTTCTTGCTCAGTTTGTTCTGCAAATCTTTCTTTACGATTTGCTTTGTACGCAGGGTATATCTCTTTTCTGTAAGAGCTACCCCCATCTGCACATACTATAATAGTACCTGCATTGTAAGATTTTGCTAGACTTTCGATTGTTCTAATGTAGTCATATTTAAAATCTAATATGTTTTGATGTTTCCATCTAAAAGCTACATTTAATCCATCAACTATCAGCAAGTTCCCAATCGGAGCTTGGGCTCCAAGGTTCGCAATTGTAGTCGCCATTTGTAAATTTTATCTCCTCTTTTTCTAGCCAGTGTTCTGCTAATAAAATATATGCACCCAGCCAGGCAATATGTATATATTTTAATGTGTTTGTTGGTTTTCTAACTGTTACTGCAAAGAACTTTCCATAGTTCTCTCTAAATATAAGTAACGGTTCCTGTTCCATATCTTGTGATTGTTTACAAAGTTTACTCCACCATTTGTATAAATTATTTGTTTTTGAAGTATATATTTTTGAGTTAAATCCACTATCTTTATAGAACTTAACTTCTACACAAAATAAATTATGTTTACCAGGTACTCTTAAGTCTCCTTTTATTTTTCCACTACCCGAACCTGGTGTTTGCCCCCATTTCTCTTCTGTCATACGACCAAGTAGAGACATTACTTGTTGTTCTCCTCTATTTCCTTTCTGTCTTGAGTTAACCATTAATTCCTATTCCTATTATTAAAAATGCCGCTATCATTCCTCCAAATACTATAAGCTGTACTATAGAAGGAACTACTACAAAAAACTTTAAAACATCAAACTTTCCTGTCATAAAGAAGTCTCCCCCATTTTGCCATTCATTAACTTCCTCTGGAGTTGCTTCTCTTATTGCATTTAATTTTAATTCTAACTGCGTTTGATATTCTACTTGTTTCAATTTAGTTCAACCTCAATAAATTTACCTAACATGTCTATTTCTGCATCAGATAACTTTCCAGCCTGAGCCCACATTGTAGAACTCATTGAACCTACTTCACCTCTATTTCTATAGATGTTAAGTCTACTAGCTATGTAATCAGCTGATTGACCCGCAAGCTTAGGAAAGACTGCCATACCTTGACCTTCTGCACCATGACAAGCTGCACACCCACTCCATAGACCTCTGATAGGACTAAATTCGTCTAAGTTTGCAAGTTCTCGTTTTGCTCTAAGTTGTTCTACAACTGTGCCATTCTTAGCTACATACTGTTTGTAACACTCTCCTGTGCAACTACGAATATTTCGATAGCCTTTGACTTCTATATCAGGATATATCATAGTAGCAAAAAATACTACAAAAATGAAACATGCCATTATTACCATTCCTAATTCTTTCACTTTACCTCTCTTAGCCACTTTCTATAAGAAACTGGATTTTCTGTTTCTGTTAAATACTCTTTATATTTCTCTTTGTTTTCTTTTGATGTAGTCATAGCAGTAACCCATCCAGTAGATGAGTCTTGCCATCTCTTAGAGTTACCCATGTAATCATGCCATAATTGCTTCATGCTTCTTTATCTATATCCCATTTTACTACATTAGGTTTAGTTTTCTTCTGCCAAAACTTCCAAGCACTTTCTTGGTTTCTCCAGTCAGAGTGCCATCTAGCTCCGTTTCTTTCTGCATCTTTAAATATTGCATTAGTAAATCCTATAGGTATTAAAACTGCTAAGTGAAATACTATACTTGTTACTGTATTATATCCATACCAACCCATATAATAGGTTGCTACTGCACCAAAGTAAACACTCCACATGGTAAATAAAACCAATGTAAAGTAAAATTGTAGACTTGGGTCTGGTATATATCGTAGAGGGTTGTATCTATTGTCCATAATAACTCTCCAACTGTCTACAATATACAGTAAAAATCTTCTATGTCTTGCTGGTTTATTCATTTAAATAACTCATTTCTCCTTCTTTTATTACTTCTATCTTTTCTAGTAGAGGGTGTGTCCAACCGTGAGATACTATATATGTGTTTAGATTGTCTTCTTTCAATAGTATTTCTACTAATCTCTCTTTACCTTGTTCATCAAGAACATTAGTAACTTCGTCTAAAAATAATATGTTGATTTGAGACTTAGAAATACTACTCATTAACTTACGAATTGCAAGCAGTGTTGCAGTATTTACTCTTGCGAGTTCTCCTGCACTTAGTGCTAGGATATCTACTGATTTTCCATTGTCTTCTACAACAACATTAAGTTTATCATTTAGAACTACAAACTCTAAACTGAATCTACCATCAGATAGTTCTGCTAGATATTCATTTGTAAGTTCTTCTAGGTCTTTAACTAGATTCTCAATTTTGTAAGCAAGCAGTCCATTTGTACTAAATGCTTTTTTAAGTATTTCTATACTTGAGAATTTGTCTTGAATCTTATCTAGTTCTTCTGTAAGTTCATCAAATTCAGTTTTAAAATCATCAATTTGTTCTGTGATTATTCCAATACGAGTATTATGTCTTTCTACATTATTATTATGGTCTATTGTATTTCTTAATTCTTTTTCGTACTCGCTCTTGTGTCCTGCTAAAATGCCGATTCTTTTTCTAATCTCATCTCCATTTGGAATATTACTTGTTAGGTTATGATCAATACTTCTGTAGAGTTCTTCCCACTTTCTAATTCCTTCTTTCGCTTCTTCGTGTAGCGTATTGCTCTCTTGCGCCTCTTCAAGCTTCTCTTTATCTTTTTCGGAAAATGTTTCACAACCTATCTTTCTTTCTTGATGCTCTGCCATTTTTTCCTTGATGAAGTCAACGTCTATATCTTCTCCACATGTAGGACATACATGGTCTTCAGTTTCTAACAGTTCTCGGTATTTATTAACCATGCTTTGTTCATGCATTTTTTCGGCTTTCCAACTACCAAGCCCAGTAAGATAAGGGGCGGTATCAATAAGTTCAGGATTACTTGATAATACTCTTTTATATTCATGTAAATCTATGTGTCCAAGCTCCTTTTTGTATTGATTATTTTGATTAATTTTTTTGATATTCTCACTGATATTTTGAAATTCTATTTGTAAAGAACGGAAAGTCTTTTCATCTTCTTCCGAATATTTTGGTAATTCCATTTTCGAAAGTAGTGATGTATCTTCCAATTTATTGTCTTTTAACCATTTTTCAACAGTTGCAATTTTCCCATCTATACGTGAAAGTTGCCCTCCAACATCTCTAGAAAGCTCTCTAAATAGTTCGAAGAAAGATACATACTTATCAAGCTGTAATAAATCAATCAAAAATTTCTTACGATTTGTGTCTGTAGCCGTAAGGAACTGTAAACTTGCGTTAGTGTTTTGGTATACAATTTGCGAAAATGTCTTGAAATCAATACCAATTATCTGTTCTAATGTTTTATAGGTATTTGTAGCTGTATGACTAGAAATATCCTCACCATTTTTAAGTAATTTCACTTTTATACTTGCACGACGAGCAACATCAATATGGTACTTATCTTCGTTTACAGTAAAGTCAAGACATATATCATAACCATTGTTTACTTGACGATTAGCTATGTCAGCTTTCTTTATACCTTTGGAATTCTTATTAAAAATAACTTCCTCTAAAATTAGAGGTATAGACGACTTACCTGCACCATTTGTGCCAATAAGTTGTGTAAGGGTGTTACTTTGCAAATCTATGACATTGTTACTGCCATATGAAAAGCAGTTATTCCATGTTAGCTTTTCTAGAGTTATCACTAAATACTCCTATAATTTTTTTAACTTTTGTTTCATCTAATTCGAGAATATACGATAGGTATTCTGCTAATTCTTCCTCCATCGTCATCTCTTTGTCCAATATGAGAGTGGCTTCTGTCTTTCGTTTTATTACTTTCTTATCCAATAGGTCAGAATTTTTGACCCCGCTCAAGTCTGATACATCACCCTCTACTTCATAAATAGTATGGTGCCACTCTGTCTGTATCATTTCTTCTGAGCTTGATACTGTTTTTCTTATTAGTTGAGGCAAATTAAATTCATGCCACGTCCAAGACCAATCGTCTTCTATTAGTATGTATCCTGTCTTTACTACATTTCTATGAAAACTTGTAGTCATAGGACTGCCGGGATAAACAATATTTCTTTGAGTATTCTCGTGAGCATGTAAATCTCCTGCAAATACAATATCAAACTTATCAAATCTTTCTAAATCTACTTCTGGTACTACATGAGGTGGTATCTCTCCACGAACATGAGTAAATAGTATAGGGGAATCAATAGATTCTATACTACCTTTCTTATGTAAGTCGGCATATGGAAGAATAGTCCATACAGGTTCTACCTCTGGTCCCCATTCTCCAATCCATGTTTCGTCCACTACTTCTACTAGTGGATTAATGCTTTCTGTAACTTTTTTTAAATTTGTAAAAAATGTTTTATGTTTCCTAGTTGCTTCATGATTACCATCAAAGATAATCGTACGCACGTTAACAGTTTTTACAAAATCAAAATACAGTGTTAGTTCGTCCATAGAAGGGACTCGATCAAACAAGTCCCCACCTATGATATGCAGATGTACATCATTCTTTTCGACTGTCATTTCAAGCTGTTCGAAAAACAACTTATAACGAGAGCACGCCCAAGCAATAGGAACATTTTTCTGTCCTAATTTGATATGCCAATCTGCAGTAAATAAAATCACTATAGGTCAAACTCATCATTGATGCTTTCGTCAGCATCTGAGTTAGAAGAACCAGCTCTGATTCTATCAAGTAATTCTTTTTGAGCGTCTGGTGTTGGTCTAGCCAGCACTTCGTCCATAGACTTAAGCTCAACAGTCATTTCCAGTTCTTGCTCAGTTAGAGGTCTTGGTTTGCACTTAAGAGGCTGTAACTGATACTCAACATTGTAAGCCATAGGTCCAGTCTTTACTCTTTTGAAGTAAACGTCCCACCCTGTTTTAGGGTCACAAGGGTCTCCTAAGTCTTCTGCTGCCATAAGAATCTGTTCAAGTAATTTCTTCTTGAGGTTTAGTACTTTGACTTTGCCACCGTGAACACACTGTATTGCATAAGACCAAGTACATTTTTGGTCTGGATAGTAGTCTCTAATCCAGTCTTTTTCTACGTTAGTAAACGCTTCTTTCTGTCTATCGAAGGATAAACACTCGAAAGGAACATTCTTATCGTTTTCGCCTTTTAGCCAGTAAACATATCTTGCACATACGTCTCCGACCATTCTGACTATATTATCGCCCTCTACATATGTGTAGCTTTCGATTTTTCCTTTTTGGGCTTCGCCCTTTAATTTATTAAATGTTAATGCCATTTTAATTCCTTATTATCTGTGATTTCTTCAAATAGAAAATGTATTCTGTCATTCTCTACTCGTAGTAATCTATTTTTTATTAATATCTCTTGCTTTCCAGTAAAGAACAGCAAGTCCAATGTGGTATCTTTTTTATTATGATATTCAAAGTAGCTACGCAGTGATGCGATACCGGCATACTGTGCAATTTCTACATCTGAGTATCTGTTTCTTTGAATAAGCAGTGCTTCAGGGTTGAGTAAAAAGCTTTTACCATGAAAACTTTTAGTCCAATACTTAAACCGTTTATCCTTTCTATTAATTGGAGGCTCTTTCCTATAGGTAAGAATATGTAGGATAGAAACTATATCACCAACTTTTCCGTTGGTCTCATTTCTTATCTTTTTCCAATCGTAGAATATCATTATATCAAAATATAGAGCATTTGTCAAGAACTTTTTTTCTAATGTTAAATCGTTTCAACTTCATAGCTTTGTTTCATATAGTATCCCAGTCTTGCATTAGCTTGTCGTCTAGCAGTTTTACCTTCAAAGTGAATATCAACGATTGTCGGTTGAGGTTTACCCTCATAAATTCTTATTATACGACCAATCAACTGTGTAAGAAGGGGCTCGTTATTAATTGGAGTCGCTAATATTACGCAACTCAAACAGTCTACAGATAGACCTTCTGAAAAGATACTTTGTGTTCCACAAAGAATATCCTTATCATCGAATATCTGTTTAATCATAGCAGGTCTTTCCTCGTGAGGAATCTGTCCTGTTACACAAATAGAGTTATCTCCTATTAATCTATTACATTGTCTTAGAAAATCTACTCTATCTGACACAACCAACACCTTGTGACCTACTGCAGCATACTTTGCCGCTAGTAATGCTACCATGTTTTGGTATTCCCAATTATATGCTATAGCATTAATTCTAGATGCCCACGGTGTTTTTGCTCCATCAGGAAATCTTATTCCTGACTTAATTACATTTACTTTTGGTACTAAATAGTTCTCTTTAGGAGGCCTATAAACATTTGTATTGAAATAGTCACAGAAGACGACATGTCTCCCATCTTTTCTTTCCATAGTACCTGTAAGGCCTATCTTGTACCTTGCTTTACTTGCATCTACAATCCTAGTAAATGTAGGACTGGACACATGGTGCATTTCATCGAGAATAATAGTTCCAAAAACGTTATTAATCTCGTCCATTCTTCGATATAGGGTTTGCACATTACCTATAACAATGGGAGCATCTATTTCATACCTTCCACTGCCTATAATACCAGGTGTAATTCCAAAAACTTTCTCTGCCTCTTTTTCCCACTGCGCTCGTAACGATATCGTATGTGTTACAATAAGTGTTTTCTGTTGCAACTTATTTGCGATAGCTAACGCAGTAAATGTCTTTCCCCAACTGACCCAAGCGTTAATTATACAACTGTCACTGACATCGTCATATACCGTCTGTTGTGATGGTCGTAAGGTAAACTTAAAGTCAAAAGGTTCTATTGGCGATACTTTTCGTTTATCGACTATATCGTAATCTTCTGGTATTAAATCCGTTCTTCCGCTAGGTAGGGTAATTAAACCTTTTCTAACTATGCCCATATTCTTTATAACGAAAGGTGGGTCTAATGGATTTCTTGGGGGTATAGTATATGTAAGTTCCTTATCGAGTTTAGACTGCATATCAGCACTTACTTCCATGAATATTCTGTTACTTAATACTGCTTTCATATTTTACGCCAAGTCTTTTTTTGTTGTTTCTCTGAAAAAGAATATAAAATAGAAGGTTGAGTCCCCCTATAAAGCACGCTTGCATAACGCAATCTAGCTTCGGGTGGACGCTTCACAAAAAAAGGAAACGGAACATCTTTAACCCATATAAGAGTTGCAATATCCCGCTTATCTATTTTCTCTATTTTATGACTTACTAAATTGCAAGTTATATTCTTAATCCACCTAAAAAATTTACCATTACTATCTATATAAAAGGGCTTGCCTTTATGATGAACAAAGTCTTGAAAACTTTGTATCATCACTTTTAAATGATATAAATTTTTATGTGGAGTCTGCAATCTTCGTATGCCAAGAGTTTCCCCTTTCATATTTTTATCGTCTACAATTTGTGTATCGCAGAACATAAGTCCATCTCTTTCTTCTATCTCATCTGAATGAAGAACAAAGATAGGCCAGTTAATCTGTTCCAGCTTCATATTTCTTTGCAAACTTGCCAAAGGAATAATCTGTGCCAATATCAAAGTCACAACCGACTGGTGTACCTGCGATAGATAATCCTCTGTCTTTTTGTATAAACTCTTGAAGTTTTTTACTATACAATTCTACTTCATCTTCTGGCACTTCTGCTAGAATAGAGTCATGAACAAGTGCAAAGATTTTAGATTTCATACCTGATTCGTTTATATACTGTTGCATATCAATACCGCCAAGTAAATTAATATCACTAGATACAGATTGTACAAGAGCATTGATACCACTACGGACTTCATGAGCAGCGATTGCTCTGTCTGTAGACTTTACATTTGGTAATCTTCTCTTTCTTCCAAAGAAGCTATATATGAAACCTTGTTTCTGAATAATCTTCTTAGAGTTATCTAACCATTTCTTTAACATAAAGAACTGCTCAAAATAATCTTCTATAACTTCTCTAGCCTGACTAGTGGTAAAAGTTGTTCCACTATCTTTAGTAACTTGCTCACTTATCTTTTTTGGTCCAGCACCATACATGATGCCGAAGGTGACAGCTTTTGCCATCTGTCTTTCTGTTGAATAATACTCAGCAACTTCGTCTACTTCACAGGGTAAATTAAATACTAGTTTCGCAATGTTTGAGTGAAAATTTCCACCATCTTGGAATACCTTTTGAAGTGCTATATCGTTAGCCAATACGGCCGCACAATAAACCTCTGCTGTTGTTAAGTCCATGGCGACAATTTTGTGGCCTGGCTTAGCTTCTATGCAGCCTTTGACAATAGGATTGTCACGAGGGATTTGTTGCATGTTCATTTTCCCACTAGATGATAAACGACCAGAGGTTGTACCATGTAGGTTAAAACCTGTACGGAGTCTGCCGTCCATATCAAGAGCAGGAAGAATTTTATCAAGATATGTACTCTTGATTTTTACTTTTTGTCTTATATCGAGAACAAGCTGTGGAACTGGATGTTCTTCAGCTAACTGCCCAAGAACTTCTGCATCTGTTGAGTCAGCTCCTGTGCCTGTCTTTTTACCTGTTGGTTTTAATCCGATATAATCAAATAGAAGGGAACGAAGTTGCATCGTACTATTTGGGTTAAAGTCCTTACCTTGTCCTTTTTCGAAGATTTGTACTTCTTTAAACTCATAGAGTTTTTGTACTGCTTTATCAATCTCATCTTGCATCAGCACCGATGATTTTTCGAGTCGTTCTCTATTAAAGGGAACTCCATTACTCTCAACATCAAGAAGAAATTCAGTAGCAGGTAGAAGAATGTCTCTGTAAACACTTCTAAGTTTAGGGTTTCCTTCTACTTTAGGTAAGAACCTTTCATAAATGAGATATGTACAAACTGCATCCATTGCTGCGTAATCTTTCATGACTTCATATGGAATCATGTCCCAAGTAAAGTCTTGTTTGAGTAAGCCGTTACGCTTACGAAAGGCGTCTATCCAATCGTACATTGGTTTCTCATAGTCTCCAAAAGGAGTATATTTGAGAGCGAGTTGCTTTAGGCCGTGAGTGCCTGGATTCTCATTTAATGTGTAATGCATTAACATAGTATCTTCAAAGTTTGGAAACTTAAATCCAAAGTGAAATCTAAAGAACGCAATATCAAACTTACTGTTATGAAATACAACTTTCTTTTTGTTAAAGAGTTCTTGCATCATGTTTTCCGCCCACTCATCTATACAGTCTGTAAGTATGTATGCTCCATGATTATCTTTGTAAGCTAAACTTATACCAATCATATACCCATCACGAGGATATAGACTTGTTGTCTCTGAGTCAAGTGCGATAAAATCATTCTCATGCTCTATTGCCTCTTGCAGGAAGGTATGCAGTTCTTTTGTATCTGTAATTCCAAAACAACTATCACTATCTAGTGCTTCTTGTTTTAGTTCTCCAGATATGTACTTTACAATATTATCCCTAGACTCTATCCATGTTTTCTTTGCTTCAGGCTTAAAGGTAAGCATAGCTGGGTTAATGACGGGTAGGAACTTGTCTTCAACTACTCTACCAGTATACTCTGTGATAGAGTTTATTTTGGTATAGTGTTTTAAAGGCTCAGAACCTACGAGTATTACCCAGTCATACTTATCTAAGTCTATGTTTATATCCACGTCTCGTTTAAGAACTTTCTTAATCTGTGGGTTTGAGCAAAGAACATAGGAATCGAACTGAATCTTATTTTCAAAAAGTTCAAAGAACTTGTTTCTGCTTGGTTTACTTTCTATTAATGCTATTTTTTTCATATTATATATTATACTAAATTTTTGACCTTGTGTCAAGTATTATTTTTCTTTGTACAATGACTCCCTTAACTTTCGAACTGATACCTGGCTAAGAGCTCCAGCATCTCCCAAGTCTGAGGGTATTCTTACATTGTAATATTTTAATTCTACAGCGTCACAAAGTTCGATTACTTTTTCTACTGCCCCTTGCCCAGCATCGTCTGGGTCAAAGAAAATGTCTATTTGTTCAACTCCTCTCATTTTAAGAAGCTGTAATTTGTCTGTTGTAATGTTAGATATTCCAAAACAACATAGTGAATTGGGTAGTCCTTTATCATGTAAGTTTATCACATCAAAGATTCCTTCTACTAGTAGAACTCTTCCTTTGATTGGAGTTACATTTGCTGGAAATATAGGTAACTTTACTCTAGGTGGGTGAAAGATATACTTAGGCTGGTCTTTTATGTGTGTATTCATTCTAAGCCTACCATTAAAGGCTACTATCTTTCCTGTTATATCTCTTATAGGAAAATTAATCCTATCTTTAAATGGAGAATCTATACTTACAAATGCTTCAAAGTTTTTGAAGGTTTCGGACTTTATATTTCTTTCTGTGCCTATGTATGGCATTGCCGAATTAGGCATTTGAAGTCCTATAGATTCAGACCTTTTACGGTCTATTGTTTGTTTTAATTTTTCTCTTTTTATATCCAAGTAGTTACTAGGCTTATCATATAACTTGAATATGTTTCCCTTATATCCACAAGAAAAACAATTATATACTCCTGTAATCTTATCTATTCTCATACTCGGATTAGAGTCATCATGCTCTGGATTGAGACATGATACTATAAAGTCAGCAGGGGACATCTTAAAAGGTATCTTTTCTTCAACTAATAGTTCTTCTACTGTCATTCTTGGTACACCTTTCCTCTATCTACTATTAGGAAACCTTGTAGATGGTCAAACTCGTGTTGTATTACTCTTGCATCAAATCCAGTGAACTTCTGTACCATAGGTTCATCATTTTCATCTGTAAATTCTACTACTACACTATGTGCGCGTCTTACTTTTACATGCGCTCCTGGGCAACTTAAACAGCCTTCCCAACCTACTTTAGTGTAGCTACTTCTATCTTTAATTTTTGGGTTTATAAAAACCTGTGGTGGGCTTCCTGCTAAAAATACTCTTTCAGGAACTCCTATCTGTATTGCAGATATGCCCACACCTTCGTGTTCTTTCATAGCTTCCTGCAGTTGATATATTGTATCTTCCAACTCTTCTCTAGCATGAATACTATCATTTACCCACTCTTTTGATACTTGCCTAAGTATCTTTCTATCTGTTACTATCATGTGTATTTTGTTATCCTTTTCTTCATTTCTTTAATATATTCTTTACTTAATTCAATCATTATTGAATCTCTACCTAAATTTTCTGCTACTATACCTGTGGTTCCCAGGCCTGCAAAAGGGTCTAAAACTAGTCCTCCTTTTGGGCTTCCTGCAATAACACAAGGTTTTATTAGACCCCGAGGATAGGTAGCAAAATGTTCTGAGCTAGGAGCTGAATCTGAACTTTGAATCCAAACCGATCTTTTAGCTCTTAATCCTTCTTGTTTTGTCGCATCTTCCATGATTCCTGCATGGTCAAAATAGTATTTTTTTGTTTTACTAAATAAGAATATATACTCGTGCGATTTAGTACATCTATTCTTTACACTTTCTGGCATAGGATTTGGTTTGTGCCATATTATATCTTGTCGTAAATACCAACCGCTCTCTTGTAGAGCTAGTGCCAATCTCCAGGGCATGCCTGTTAGTTGTAGATTGTTTTGGTATGTGTCTCCCATGTTTAGCCAAAGTGTTCCATCATTTCTAAGAGCATTTTTTACAAAGGTGAATACTCTCACCATATTTTTTATAAATTTTTCAGGTGTATCTTCTAACCCTAATTGTTTATCTTCTGTTCTTACTGCCCCACATTTTGGACACTCTTTTTGATAGAACTCTTTAGGAGCTGATATGCCTGAACTTAAATGCCAAGACCTCATAGCATCTCCTCTATGGTCGCAGTCAGCTTTACCACCTTTCCAAGTGCCAGTTCCATAATCTCTTAATAACCAATAAGGAGGGCTAGTAATACAGGTATTTACTGTCTTAGGTTTTAGCCTCGTCAGTTTCTGTATGCAGTCTCCTTGAATTATCTCTATCATCTAGTGTTTCTCCGCAGTGTGGACAAGTAACTGGTAGCTCCAGTAACTTGCATATCTTTTCATGTTTTCTAAAGTCCTTAGTGGAGGAAGTCATTTCCATACTCAAACTCCATTTGTTCTTCAAACATTGGTCTAAACTCTTCTAAATCTGGTATATCAATAAGAATACCTGCTTCTCTTAGAGTATAAAGTTCTCTTGCATACTTTACATATGCTATTTGTAATTGTTCTTCTGTGTATAATATCATAAGTTCCTAAATATTTTTACTACTTGTTTTTGTCTGTACCATAGACCATTAAAAGTTTTTATACTTTGTGTATCTTTGCTTTCAATAATCCAGTTTTTTACTCCTATCCAATTCTTCTCCATGAATAGTCTGTGTGTACCTGTGTCGTCTAATAATAATCTCATAAATCTTGTGCCTCTTCGCCGTCTATTCCAAGTCCCATATCTTCTTTCATTTTTGTTTTTTCTGCTGGAGTTAATGCTGAAGCGGGACCTATCCTCAGCGATTTCCAGTCAACATGACTTGAGAAGCCTTTAACTTCATTGTTTCTCATTTTGGTACAATTGAATGTCATACATTGGTCTGCTGGTTCCCAAGTTTCGAGGGAATAAGCAGCATCTGCTGCATCGAGAATACCTTTTGCAAATCTAGCCTCTCCACTAGAATCTGTCTGATAAGGAGCGAAAACCAAAGTTTCATACTCTTGAGCATAAGACTTTAGTTTCTTACTTATTTCAATTTGCTCCTGCCAATCATATTGGCTATTTTTGCCTGGTGCATTGTGGCGACGAACTTGGTTTAGATAATCTACGATTACGATACCAATGTCTGAACGACTGACCCTCTTATCGAGTTCGCTTTGAATTTTTGAGAGAGTGAGGGCTGGATCGTAGATTACATCTAGTTGTCTGTCTTCATGTAAAGGATTCTTTGTTAAGTTCCTATGGAACTCATCAAAGTCTCTATGTGATTCATATTCTTTTAAGAGTTCGTCTCCACCCTGAAAACGATTTGCCCACCAACTAGCAACAGAGTTCCATTCATCTGTACTCATGAGTTTATCACGAATATTAGTAAATGTTATTCCTGTACTAATTGAGCACATTCTTTGTAAGATAGAACGACTGTCCATTTCAATAGTGAAATATATAGCAGTTCTGCCTGAATCGTATACATTAACAGCAAGGTTACAGGAAGTCAAAGACTTACCTGAACCTCGTCGTCCACCCACTAGCACAAGGTCTTTGGGTGAAAATTTGACGCTTGCGTCATATTCTGTATTAAGTCCTAAAGGTAAATACTTTGCTCTTTGTTCATCATCTTCGAATAAAGTAATCGTTTGCATACTTTCTGAAGGTGGTGTTACATCTACCTTATCACTTACATTTAGGACTATTTCTTGTAATTGTTCTATATTTTCTTCTGCACTAGCCATAGTGACAGTTTTTTCCACATAAGAATCCAACTCATCTAAAATTTCTGTTTGGGTAAATTCATTCTTTAGGTAATCGAGTAGCATGTCTGCATCTACTTCGACTTCGATAGATTCGATTGCGGATAATTTTTCGAGAACTTTTTGGTCTCTTTGACCTGTGGTGAGTTCCTCGAAAGTTGGGAGAGATTGATAATTGTCTACGTGCTTTTCCAAGATGTTGAAAATCCCTCGGTACTCATTAGGCAAATAAATTTCTTTTACCTGAGACCAAGTCTCTAAATCTTGTTGTATAACTACTTGTTTCAGTAATGCACTGGCAATATTCATCTATATCTCTCTCAAAAAAAGGGAGGGATTGCCCCTCCCTGCTAAATATTGCTAGTTAGCCTATTTCTTTTCTAGCTGCACCATTATAATCAGCACACTGAAGACCACGCCTTGTCAACATAGTTTTCACGCCTCTTACTGTTTTGCCAATGTCATCGGCAATTGCTTGTACAGTCATTTCAGAAATGTCAAGTTCAGCTAATACGTCAGCTTTGCTTGAACCTTTTGTATGCTCTTGCTTAGGAATAGCGTTGATGTCGCCACTTCTTAGTAATGATAGAGCTTTTCCTCTAATAGAGTTTACAGATTTGCCAAGTGAATCAGCGATAGCTTCTACGAAAGCGCCATCGTTAACCATTGTTACAAACTGCTCTTCTTCTTGAGGAGTGTAAGTTCTAACACTCTCAGGCTTAGGAGCTGGTTTGACATGCTCTGTTAATTCCATTGAAAGAATTTTTCCTTGAATTGATTTTGCACTAAATGCTCCACCATCAAAGTTTGATGCTATTTCAGCATATGTATATACTCCACTATTGTCTGAGACAAAGTTTTGTAGGGTTGCTTCTTGCTCTTCTGAGAAAGACTTTGAAGCGGATGCAGAAGCTAATTCTACATCAAAACCCATTTTTCTTAGCTTTGAAGATACACTTCTTGTAGAAGTTTCTAAATCTTCGGCAGCTTCTGCAACCATTGCCTGTGTTACAGGGCTTGAGTCACCGATGAAGTCCACTAGTTGCTGTGTTCTTTCATCTGTCCATTTTGGTAATGCCATTTTTCTAATTTTCCTTAATTAAATGTTTTATATTATCGTAAATTTTAATACCCATATCTTGGGCTTTATTAGTTTTTGAAGACTCTATACCACTCTCGTTTAATAGAATCGTTACTTTACTTGTAAGACTGTCCTTTGTCTCAAATCCATAGTTTTGTAAAACTTTCTGAGCTGCAGCCTTACTAGGGTAGCTCTTTAGTTTACCTGTTATACAAACCACACCTTTAGTGTAGTTGACTTTAGGTTTCTCACAAGAGAAAGAAAAAGGCAGGTCATTGTACTCATTTGGATAAAAAATATTTTCTAACCAGTTGGTTAGGTTCGACGCCGCTTTAGGACCGAGACCGCTATCTATACATTTTTGTAAGGTTATCTCTGATATATTTGAGACCTTTGTAGTCAATTTATTAGAAGCGCTCCGCCCTATCAGCGGTATCGAAAAAGCGGGAAGAAGTGTTGTTAAGTCTGCTGATTTAGAATTTTCTATCTCAGCAAACAACTTAGCCCCTAACCTTTCCGAATCCAAAAGAGAAATAATCTCCTCTTCAGTGAAAGAATAGACTTCATGATAGTCCTGAAGTTCTAACTTTTCAATTGTTGCTTTTCCCAAACCTTTAATACTTAAAGACTTGGCAAAGTGTTCTATCTTTTTAGAACTCTGAGCAGGACAATCTACATTGCGACAAAATAATTGGTCATTCACAGTATCGAGCATTGTGTTACAAGCTGGACAATGTGTAGGTATAATTATTTCTTGCATAAAATCTGTCTCTCTTTCATTTTTATAATTATATTATACTAAAGATTTAACCATTTGTCAAGAATTATTTTTTGGGAAGTCCTGTAAGATAGTAGATGAAATTTCGAAACACTCTGTATGTCCACCAAACTTTTGTTTTGGTTTATAACTATCGTCTTTAAACTTTTCATGTAAGTACTGTTCCCACTTCCAACAATTATAGATGGTGTCTGTATAAGTTCTCTGGATTCGTAGGTCATAACCTTTGAATCCTCTACTTCTTTTTATTACGTGTCGCCAGTCTTTACCACTTGCTATTCCTACTTTGATACATTCTCTTTCGAATGTTCTTTGGTTTACTAGAATTACTCCATATAACACACCTTCTCTTTCTTGTTCAGAGGGGTGGTTATTAAAGTAAGTTTGATTATATACTCCTCCACTCATTTTTCTTCTTTGAGCTTTTCATTGAGTTCTTCTATTCTTTTATATAATCTATAAATTTGTTCTGTTTGTTCTGCTACTTGCTTCTTGAGCATTTCTACTTCTGTCAATCTACTCTCCTTAGTACTTGCGGTATTATCTTACCTGCTCTAATTACTTCTATCTTACAACCTAGTTCTAAGTTGAGAGCTTCTATTATTGACTTGTTATGTAGTGTAGCTTTTGATACCAATGCTCCTTCTATGTCTATTGGGTCGAAGTGGGCAACTGGCGATACTGCGCCTGATTTGCCTACTTGCCATGTAACTGACTGGAGTATAGTGACTACACCTGTTTCCTGTTTCTTCAGAGCAAAGGCTCCTCTAGGGTGATGGCTAGTATACCCGTAGTTATCGAACCTATCGTTCTTTGCTACACGGAATACAGAACCATCTTTAGGAAAGTTAGTATAGTCACTACATATGGCAGTATCAAATCCAAGATTCGCTAAGAACCTCATATCCGATACGTAGTTGTCTGTTATGTATGGAGAAAGCCCATGTGCTACAAAGTATAAATCTCTTGTAGCAAACTCTTGAGAGCTTTTTAATCCAAGCGCACCTGCTGCATAGTTTCTTGCATTAGGTATGCTTTTAGGAGCTACTACTTCTCCACTAATTTGTAGTACTCCTTCGTAATCTATTTGTTGTGGCACTAGATGTCTAATATTAAAAGTAATATCAAGTCCTTCAATGCCATCTCCTCTTGTTAGTGCTTTCTGAAATTCTCCACCACCATAAATCATGCTTATTGCAGCACCATCTAATTTAGCTGTAGTAATAAAATCATCACTGCCCCAATCTGGAGCAGTGTCGATTCCGCTTATCACTTTCTGGAGGGAAAACAATGGGAACATATGCCTGTATCTACGCTCATAAGAACTCTTATAGCCGATACTCTCAGCAGTTGCCATTGTTGAAAGATAATCAAAAACCTCATCACTCATAATGGGGGAACCACTATAGTACGCTTCTTTCGCTGTCTTGATAAGATTTTCTAACATTTATATATTATACTAAAAATTTAACCATTTGTCAAGAATTATTTTCCGATATGTTCTATCTCTTCTTTTGGTATAACTTGATACGCTCCCTTGTTGTATGCTATAGATACTGTGTAATTACTACTTGCTTCCTTTTTGTAAGAGGAATCGCGCGCAGGAGTATACTGGCTCACAGGAGCCGAAGGGTATTGTGTGGTAGTCCTACGGAATGTAGGCTCGGGAGCAAAGGTTTTCCACTGTTGCGTCTCTGTCTGTACAGCTTTAGTAACTTTGCTTTTGCGTTTACGACCGTGTTGGTCATATCTGAGGTTGTTCTTAATAATCATAAATATATTATACTAAATTTTTAAGGAATTGTCAAGAACTA